ATACGTTTGTGCAAACAGGCAAAGCCTCACGCAAAACACGAGTTAAGAGAGCACCTAGCAAAGAAAAATTAGTAGCAAAATTAAAATATCAACTTAACGACCCCGAATTGGGCATAGCGAGTGTCAATCCAACAGATATAATTGAAGCCACTGAAGTTTGGGTCTACAATACTAAAACTAGAAAACTTGGTGTATATACTGTTGATGATCTTAAAACAGGATTAACTGTTAAAGGAACAAGCATACTAGACTTCAATACAAATAAAAGTGTCCAAAAGACTCTTAGAAAACCAGCAGAACAATTAAAATTATTTAAAGGTACTGCAAAAACCAAATACACAAAAGCATTTAAAGAAATTAAAACTACCGATACAAAATTAAATGGCCGATTCAACGACAGTACAGTCATACTTAAAGCATTCTAATTGAAAAGAAGATAAATAGTAGTATGGCAAATGATATCGGATACAACAGCAGAGAAGAGCTCATCAAAGAAACACAACTACGTTTAGCAGACGGCATAGTTGATGTTGAACTTGATCGCGAGCATTATGACGTTGCAATTAAAAAAGCACTGTCAAAATACCGCCAACTTAGTTCGGGTGCAGTAGAAGAAAGTATGATCTTTATTACTACGCAAGAAAATGTGACTGAATACACATTACCTGATGAAGTTATGGAAGTACGCAGACTTTATCGCAGAGGTATTGGTACTAACAGTGGCGGTGGCACCAACTTTGATCCATTTGATGTTGCATTTAACAACATGTACATGCTACAAGCAGGACAAATAGGCGGACTTGCAGTATTTGATGCATTTGCACAATACAAAGAAACTATTGGTCGTGTGTTTGGTAGCGAGTACAACTTTCTTTGGAACAGAAATACAAAAGTTCTTAAAATCTTAAGAAATGTTAGGCACGAAGAAGAAGTTGCAGTAGGTGTATACAATTACATCCCAGAAAGTATACTACTTAAAGATGTATATGCAAGTGATTGGTTAGCGGCATATACACTTTCGCAGTCTAAATACATGCTTGGTGAAGCAAGAAGTAAATATACTTCGGGTCTACCAGGCGCTGGCGGCGCAATACAGTTAAACGGCACAGAACTTAAATCAGAAGCACAAGCAGAACTAGAAAAACTAAACGAACAGATACACTTAATGGAAGAAGGAAACGATCCGCTCGGATTTGTAATTGGTTAATGAAATTATTAGGCATAGTAGGATTTATAGGCTCAGGTAAAGATACAGTAGCAAAAGAGTTTGTTAAATACGGCTGTGTACAAGATTCATTCGCCGCTCCACTTAAAGATGTAGTTAGTGCAACGTTTGGCTGGAACAGATCACTATTAGAAGGCGACACTGTTGAAAGTCGCGAATGGCGAGAAACTCCAGACATATACTGGAGTAAAAAAACAGGTATAGATCATTTTACTCCTAGACTAGCATTACAATTAATGGGAACTGATGTAATGCGTAACCATTTTCATGAAGATATTTGGATAGACAGTTTAGAATACAGACTGAGAGCAAAACAAGAAGAGCGATGTGTTGTTGTAAGTGATGCAAGATTTACAAATGAGCTCGATCTAATTAAAAAATTAGGCGGCAAAATTATTTGGGTACAACGCGGTGAGTTACCAGATTGGTTTGAAATTGCTAAAACAGCATCTACTAATGCAATCAATAGAAAAATTATGGAAACTAGATATCGTGAAGTACACGAAAGTGAATGGAACTGGGCAGGATACCCAGTAGACATTGTTATAGAAAACAATAGCGATATAACATCACTTAAGAAAAATATTGCTGACATACACAAAGACTTATTTAAAACAGCACTAAAAATTGTTTAATATCGCCTAATACCGTTAAATTTCCTTAATACACCAAAAAACCCTAAAAAAGATAAATAATAGCATACGAATTTATCGTATCTAATATATTAGATTAGGAGATTATTATGGCAACATTAGTGAGTCCTGGTGTTAGCATAAGTGTTTCAGATGAAAGTTTTTACGCTCCTGCCGGAGCGGGTACAGTTCCTTTGCTAGTTATTGCAACAGCACAAGACAAGACTGCACCAGACGGTACATCAACAGCGACTTATACTACATCAGCAACAGCAAATAAACTCTATCAGATTACAAGTCAGAGAGAGTTATTACAAGCATATGGTAATCCAAATTTTAAAGTAGTTGGCGGAACACCACAACATGGTCATGAAACTAACGAATATGGATTACAAGCCGCATATAGTTATCTTGGTATTTCTAACAGAGCTTATGTATTAAGAGCAGACGTAGACCTTTCTCAATTAGAAGCGTCTTCAAGTGCTCCAGCAGGCGCACCTGCTAATGATACACTATGGTTAGATTCAGGAACATCTGTGTGGGGTCTAAAAGTTTACAACGGTACTAAATTTGAAAACGTTTCTAGCATTTTAGTTGCTAGAGGTGCAGACATTGCAGTAGGTGGTACACCTAAACCTGCATTCGGTAAAGACGGCGAGTACTGTGTTAAATATTTTAATTCAGACGGTACTACAGCAGATGCTGTTTCTTTCTGGGAAAAAGCAAGTGGTACATGGTACAAAATTGGTACTAGCGGTTGGAATTCGGCAACATCAAAAGATTTCCAGTTTGCTACACATTTAAGTGTGCCTTCAACTAGGTCAGATTCTAATCCGCTACAAACAGGCGACATGTATATGTCTACATCAGCGCCTGCAGGCGGCTCAAATCCAGTTATTTCTAAATACAATTCAAACAGCAGTCAATTTGTTTCTCAAGTCTATGAGACTAGATTGTATTCTAGAAGTGCAAAAGCAGGATTTGGCGACACCCTTGTAAAAGGCAGTCTTTGGTTTGACGCCAACGACGACGGCGAAGCAGAATTTGTTGTAAGAGAATGGAACGGAAAGTCTACATTAACAGTTGCTTCTAGCAGTGCATTAAGCGACACATCAGTTTCTAACTCTGTGGTATCTGGCAGTGACGTAGCATTTAGTTTAAATGTAAATGCTGGCACGGCTGATATTGATGTTTATTTAACATCAGAAACAAGTGGTAATTGTTCAATTGACGACATAGTTGCAGACATTAACACTGCACTAGGTAGTGCAAATGCTTCAACTACATACGCAAACCAAGTTACAGCAAGTAATGTTGACGGTGTAGTAACACTTGTTAACTCAGAGGGTAACGATATCGAACTTAAATTAGGTAATTCTAGTTTCGGTTTAGGTGCAATTAATATGAGTGCAGGTCTTAACACTAACTGGGAAGCGGCAGAGTACGAAGCAAAAGCAACAGCACCAGTAGGTTCAACATTAGACGGTACACTATGGTACGATGCAGATATCAGCACAACAAATATTGATTTACTTGAGCACAATGGTACAGGCTGGCAAACACTTTCAACTGACTTCCAAACTAAAGCAACAGAGCCAACACTTCAAAGCGACGGTTCTAGTTCTTTGGTAAATGGCGATGTTTGGTTAAACAGTGCAGATACTGAAAACTTAAAACTCTATAGACATGATGGTTCTAGTTGGAACTTGATTGATTTAACAGATCAAAGCACAGCAGACGGTATTATCTTTGCTGACTTTAGAGCAAGTGCATCAGCAAGCATCGATGCTGATAGACCTTCTCCAAGTTTATACCCACAAGGTATACTTGCTTGGAACACAAGAGCTAGTGGCGGTAACGTTAAAGAGTATAAAGTTAATTACACTGTTGGTTCAGATGTAATTGGCAATACTTGGGTATCACACAGTGGCCTTAAAGCAGATGGTTCATTATACTTGTTAAGAAAGGCTCAGAGAAGATCTGTAGTTAGAGCTTTACAAGCGGCAATCAGTGCAAATGATGATATCAGAAATGAAACAAATAGATTTAATCTTGTTGCAGTTCCAGGCTATCCTGAACTAACAGATGAGATGTTAACTCTAAGTGTTGACAGAAAAGATACTGTATTCTGTTTGATTGATCCACCATTTAGACTTTCTAGTTCTGCTCAAGCAGTTAAGAACTGGGCAACTAACAGCAACAACGCAATTGAAAACGGTGAAGATGGACTTTTAAGTTCTTCTCCACAAGCGGCTGTTTATTTCCCACACGGTCTAAGTACAGATTTAGATGGTTCGAACATTATGGTTCCAGCGTCACACATGGCATTGAGAACTATTGCATTTAACGACCAGGTGGCATTCCCATGGTTTGCACCAGCAGGCTTCCAAAGAGGTCTTGTAAGCAACGCAACAAGTGTTGGTTATTTAGATCCAGCAGAAGGCGAGTTTACTCCAGTAGCAGTAAACGAAGGTCAAAGAGATGCTTACTATCTAAACAAAGTCAACCCAATCAGCAACTTCCCTGGAAGAGGCATTGCAGTATTTGGTCAGAAAACACTTAACCCTAATGCATCAGCATTAGATAGAGTTAATGTTTCAAGATTGGTTATTTACATCAGAGAATTACTTGATGATGCAGTGAAACCATTCTTGTTTGAACCAAATGATTCTGTAACAAGAGCAAATGCTAGAACAGTAGTTGACAGATTCTTAAGTGAACTTGTAACACAAAGAGGTTTATACGACTATGTAGTAGTTTGTGATACTTCTAACAACACACCTGCAAGAATTGACAGAAACGAATTGCACATCGATGTTGCTATTCAACCTGTTAAAGCAGTTGAGTTTATTTACATTCCAATTAGAATCCAAAACACATTGGGCGCAACAGGTTAATAGTTTATTAACTACTAAAAAGGGCAGTTTTACTGCCCTTTTTTTATGAAAGTTAAAAGGGTAGTTAACAATTTTAGCCGTTTTATGATAAATAACTAGTATAAATTATACTAAGTTCGTAGGAGAACATTATGGCAACAAAAGATAAATTTGGTGTACCATTAACAACAGATACCGGTTCTGGATCTGGTATTTTAATGCCTAAATTAAAATATCGTTTTAGGGTTACACTATTGAATTTCGGTACAGATGAAAGTACTAGAGAATTAACTCAGAACGTTCAGAATGTTACTCGACCTGTTGTAACTTACGATGAAATCATTGTAGAAAGTTATAACTCTAAAGTGTACATGCACGGTAAGCACACATGGGATCCGATTACATTAGTAATCAGAGATGACATTCAAAACAATGTCGCAAAATATGTTGGCTCACAGGTACAGTCTCAGGTAAACCATTTACAACAAACAACACCTGCTTCAGGTAGTGATTACAAATTCGATATGGAAATTGAAATCTTAGATGGTAACCTTGGTACTGCAACAGAGGTATGGAAGTTAGAAGGTTGTTTCATTCAAAACGTAAACTATAGTGACAGTGACTACTCAGCAAACGAGCCAATCACAATCACTTTACAAGTAAGATTTGATAACGCAATCCATGAAGTTGGTGAAAATAACTTGGGCGGCATCGCAACAAGTGGCGACTTATTCCCAGAGGTAGACTTCTCAGCAACTAGCGGCGCAATCTAAGGATTAGCACATGGCGAGCTTGAGGCCTTTTTTTCTTAGGGACTTTAAGAACGCCCGAAGATTTAATCCTGGGATTACACCCCCTAGGCTTCAGTTTGCGGGTTTTGTAGAATTTGTCTTTAATCCAGATGTAGCATTTCTGGCAGGAGACAACGCAATATACAGAGAGCAGATTAGCAGTTTGTTACAAACTGCTACTTTGCCTGCTGTAACATTTAATACTCAAGTAAAAAATCAATACAACATTAAACGTGTAGTCAACACTGGCGTTGACTACCAACCTGTTGAGTTAACAGTCATCGACACTGTGAACAATGAATGGGCAGTTTTATTGATGAGATATTTTTCTTATTTGTATATG